GCCCCTTGAGGGCCCACCAGGAAGCTGGGAGAGCGGTCAGTGATCGTCTCTCTTTGTCCAACTTCACGTGGTAAATCCACGATTTGTGTGAGGTGTAACATGCCGGCTGATAGTAAGATAAGTCGTTCGAGTGCTATTGTAGGCTTTAGCACCTATGGTGCCACGCCGAACAGGGCGCTCACCGACTTATTCTACCAGGAGCGTGCCCGTTTATGGTCGCGCTACTTTCAGGGGGCGAAAGCTGCCCGGGTCAGCCTGCTTCAAAATGGGTATCTACCAACCCTGCCTTACACAGATGACCTGCAACAGGTCATCAAGGGCAAGCTGATTTCCGCCTACGGTCAGATGTACTCAGACCCGCGAAGCGTTTTTCAGTGGCACTTTGTCTTCAGTGCCAACAGGATTTACGTCGATCCGTTTGATGGTGAGATGGACACCCTGGTTGCCGCCGTTCAAGCTAAGCTGCAAGGAAAGGTGTCGGGCCACGGCCTGATGTCTGCTGTATCCGTGTTCGAAGCTGATAAAACGGTAAAGATGATAGGAGATGCGGCAAAGACTCTTGCCCAAGCTTACCGCGATGCACGCAAAGGCCGTTGGGCCAAAGCTGCTAGTGGTTTGGGCTTGTCCAAACCGCCACCGGGTGTCCGGAAGGGGCGAAGTTTCAGCTCCAATTGGATGGAATACCGGTATGGTTGGCGTACGCTTGTTATGGACGTCGACAGTCTTCTCAAAACCCTCCACACGCAGTTGACGGAGCGACCCCCAGTGTACCGGGTGTCCGCAATGGAGACAAAGCTTGGCCGTTGGACCTGGCCCAAAACCTGGACGTTCAATCTCCCTTCGGGGATCGTTGATGCTATCCGGGTCTCGGGTTTTCAGGTGGACGAGATTACGCGTACTGTGCGAGGTGGGTACGTCTACGAACTTGAGAGCGTGCCCTTAGCAACAGGTCAAGAGTTTGGTCTGCTTAACCCCTTCCTCACCGCCTACGAACTGGTGCCCGTTTGGGGCGTCGTGGTCGATTGGTTTGTCAATGTTGGCGATGTACTAGAAGGCCTCACGGCTTTCCAAGGAAAACGCTGCTTGACGGGGTGGCTAAATCGAGAGATAGAATCCAGACGTAGTACATACTGGACCGGTGCTGTTAAAGGCACAGGGATCTATCGCTTGGACCCGGGAATCTCATGTGTCATCCCGGATCAGACCGAACGTCGTTTTCGCCGTTCTTCGATGGGGTTTACCCCGTCTCAGTTGCGAGTGGACATCGACTTGAACATCAGTCGAACGCTTGACGCCTTTGCATTTTTCAAGATGCAGCAGGGCAGCATGCGCACGAGCGCCCGTATTTAAACCTCCTTTCTTAGGATCAACCACCATGGCAACTATCGCCAATATCATACTGAAGGACTCTGCAAACGCCAACAAGACGTACGTTCCAGAGCGCGTTCAAACCGGCAACTATGCCTCCTGGGTTAACCGGGATCAAGGCACGACCGTCGGCAACAAGCGCGCCTCTCTGACCGTGCGTGCCACGACCGGCGCTTACGAGAAGCGGAGCTTCAAGATCACCCTCCCGTCTATCGACGCTGTAACGGGAGATGTCAAGTACACCAACAGTGTCACTGTCGAGACCAAAACCGCCGAGAAGGCGACGTTGGCCGAGAAGCAGGAACTCGTGTACAGTCTGGCGGCAATGTTGGGGCTCACGCCCTTCCAGTCGTCGGTCACCACGGGTGAAGCTGTCTCCGGCTAACCTCTCACTTTCAAGGATTGAACATGACTTCAAGTTCATCGTCAGGGGACCGGAAAACTGGTCCATCGCGGAAGAAAGTACTCCGTGAATTACTTGATGCGGCGCGCGGGTTTAAGCTTACACCCGAGCACTATACCTCGACTGCCGAAATAATCTGGGAGAATCTAGACACCCCTCGGTCTCTCGCTTGTGCGCTCCTCCTGAAATATGGGGAATACGCTCAGCTTGTGAACCTGGGGTGCGACCCGAGAAGTTATATTTCCGAGTGGGATTCACCCTACTCGGCTCGGTCAGGTCGGCAATTTCGCGACGATTACCAAGCCACTGCGCTTTTGGCAAAGTGGCCTAATTTCGTGCACGAAGACCTGGATCCTCGTCTTGCCTGTGAAAAGGCGGACAGTGACGCAGAGCAAGCCTGTGTTGCTTCTAACAGACGGCTCCGAAAAGCTTTTGATGCCCCGATCGGGCACCCGGCATACTTGCATCGGATCTTCTCGATGCAGGCCGACATATCAAGGGTTTTAGGTCCTTTCTGTCCAGAAAAGTGGGAAACAAGTTGTGCCTTTGGGCCTGGGAAGGCTTTAGGGCAGGAGGGTAAGTCAGTGTATGACAAGCTGACAGCTCTACCATCGGTAACGGTCGACTTCCTACCACTCGGTGCATCACTGATATCAGGAAGTGTACCTTGGTTGGAGGCTGTGGCCAACGCGGGCGTCGACCCCGAGACCCCTTCGTGGGATATCGAGGGCGAGACGTACCGCTTCAGCTGCAGTTTACAGCCCGGTGATCGTTGTCAAACAGTACCGAAGAACGCCAAGACTTTGCGGGGCATACGTGCTCAGCCCGGTCTAAACGTTTACGCACAGCTCGGCATTGGTCGCATGATGAGAGAACGGCTACAGGCTTTTGGCCTCGATCTCAATGACCAGACTCCTAATCAGAGTCTCGCTAAGCTTGGAAGCCTCCCGGGTCGTAAGGAAGTTACTATCGACCTCAAAGGAGCTAGTGGGCATATCTGTAGTGTGCTTGTAAGGACACTATTTGAGCGCGCCCCTAGATGGTTACACGCCATGGAACTATGTCGTACCGATCGTTACCTCCCTCACGGGGTGGAAGACGTGCGGGATAACTATGTTCCTTTAGCTTCCTTCAGTGCAATGGGAAACGGTTATACATTCGAGCTGGAGACCCTGATATTCTGGGCCGCCGTTCGGGTGATTCGCCGTGAGCTTGGAGAGCGGACCCCTTACAGGGTCTATGGGGATGACATAATTTGTTCGCAGGACATCGCGAAGGAGTTGATTCCTTTCTTAAGCTTTCTGGGCTTCCCAATTAACGCTAGTAAAACCTTCACCGAAGGCCCGTTCCGCGAATCCTGCGGTGCGGATTACTGGCTAGGTACGAACATTCGTCCGGTCTACTTCTCCATTGATTCGGAGGAGATTGAGGAAGCAAATAATGACGGAACATCGTTGTTGCGCTGGGTGTCTCTCTGCAATTCGATCCGCAAAGTGGCTCGTTTACGCAATCACGGTCTTGGCTGTGACGCTGTGTTACGCGCTGCTTGGGTCGGAGCAATTCGCAAAATTCCTAGACGTCTTAGGGAGTCTTTAAAAACTCCTTGGGATGACTTCCGTGACGATTCACTGATCACGGATTGGGATGATGCGGTGACTAACCCGTTGGTGAGGGCTTGCGGTTCACTGCAAGCCCTCGTCGCTCCTCGCCTGTCTCTTGTCCAGTTACCTGGAAGCCTCAACACCAGTTTTCTCGGTGCCAAAGCTGCTATGCTGTATAAAGCCTTAGACAAGGACCGTGCCGCCGTAAGATACGATCGAACTCGTTCGTGGCTGCGGAGCTTCTTACAAAAGCAATCACTCACTCCGTTAACTCCACTGCAGCAGGCTATACACAAAGCTATTCACGGTACTAAGCATCTTTCCGTGGGTGGTGGCGACGTGCGGCCTAGTGGACGATATGGTTTGAGTGCTGGGTGGGAAGTTTTCCATCCAGTTGGGGACTACACCGCATGGTGTTAG